CAGGTTGCAGAGGCTGTGGCCCTGGTACGAGCGCTGAACAAAATGACGAAAGCAGGTATGCCTGAAAGCGTGCGTATTGCCTGAAAACACAACCCGCTACGGGGGAGACTTACCCGAAATCTGATTTATTCAACAAAGCCCCCTGACGTTCTAAATATGAGCTGTATCGCATGACACCATGCAATCTGTTCTTTCTGGCGAACTATAGCATTATCAAAGCCACTTAGTGAATGCTTGATGCCTTAGCCGCTGAGCTCCGTTAACTGATTTACACCCGCTACGCTTGTTATATCCGGAGTGTTGTCTAAACTATCTAATGACTTTGCTCTGCCACGACAAAGTCCGTCGTTCTACCTGTGAGCTTAGGGATGAGCCACTTCCTGTAGTATCTGGCCTTCCATTTTTTCTCAAAACCAGTAGAAAAACATCCCGCAATCTGACTATACTCCTACATTGGCTGCCCCTGCAGCACCCCGTCAATCTGTCGGATTTACTCCACGGGGTTTTTTATAACCTGAAACTGCTGGACAAAAGACTCCAAGAACTAAGCCCACCAGCAGCACATTTCCAGGATATCCATAAACAGGATACCTAAGAGTTGTTATGTCCTTCGAACATATAAGGCGCGTATGATGATTAGTTATATTCAAACCTGAGCTCATCAAGCCTTAATGGTTTTCTTATAAAAGTATTTTTGCATTAGATAATGAGTATCTGCCCCTCGCACAATGCGCAAAGCATAGGGGAGGATTCATCGTAATCACCATTTCCATCGGTGTAATTATTAACCACCCAAAGAGTGTAATCAATCGTGTCATCTCTGACAAGATTGATATTCCCAGCATTCTGTTCACCTCGTAAAATATACTTACCTTGCTTATCTTTTATACCATGAGAGAGAGTCCCACTCCTTTATTAAAATAATAGATAAAATCTTAAGTCCACCATCTGATACAAGTACTTCCAATGACAGTTTGTCACCTGAAGCTGGATCAGACATTCTTGCATAACATTTTCTAATCACAACCAACCTACTCATTTTTGGGTAGGGTATAAGCAAGGCAGGGACTGAATTCAACAAGAAAATAACCTATCGGGCTATCGCTTTATAATAAGCCTGCCAGCGGTACTTATCCAATCTCAGTTGCCGCAAGCACTGAGTGCTTTCAATATCAGCCTGCAGATCTTCGTCGCTGTCCTTCGCGGCGTCACTTGCTTTGCACGGCGGGCTCATCAAATCCGGGGATGGAGTTGGCAGCATCGATGGCGCGCTGACGCAGCTGCACAGCATCATCATCAAACCTGCATACAATACGATTCGGAGACTGAACATATTTCACCACGTCACGGGTTATTGTTTTGTAGATGACCTTACCCGCTTCGTTAGCAGTAGCGGCCTTTTCCTCTACAGGCTTAATGGTACTCTCGGCCTTCTCTCTCTTCTTTGAAGCTTGAGCATTGATGTGATCAGCGTGAGAACTCCAGCCTGAGCGCCACGAAATCACGTTAGAGGCCAGCAGGATTGTTATAGCGATGATAACGGCGGTTAAGCGACTCATCTTTGCTCCCATAAACAAACTTCACGCTCAACTTCCCTCCGGGTAATAAGTCCTTTCCACTGCTTACCTTTGGCATAGGTCCAGCGGAGCAGTTGATCGCACGCTCCTTTAGGGTCACCCTGGTTGATTTTGCGAAGCAGTGTGGAGGTCTGGAAGTTACCAGTTCCGACGTTATAGGCGAACGAGTACAAAGCCCCACGCATAGTTTCTGGGATCGGTTTTTTGATGTAAGGGTTGATCTGCCTGGCGACGGTATTCAGGTCTTTATTTAGTAGCGCCCGACACTCTGCCTCGGTATAGGTTTTGCCGAGCATGATGTCTTTACCTGTGTGGCCGTAGCAAACCGTCCAGACACCTACCACATCCTGATAAGGGTCGTATCGCACTCCCTCAAGCCCATCATTACCCGTCGGGCCAGTAATGAGTGCAGAGGCAATCGCAAAGGCTCCACCGCCGACTGCAGCAAGAACGCTTTTACGTAGTGTCGGAGACATTATTCACCTCGCACAGCTTTTCGCCGGTCTTCTTTAATTTTGAAATACAGATTCGTCAGGTATGTCAGCAAGCCAAATACCAGACTTCCCAGAACACCAATAGCGGCCCACTGGGATGGGGATACTTTGTCGAGCAATTGCAACATCCAGAACCCCGCGTTACCTGCGGACGTTCCGTAGGCAATACCTGTTGTTAGCTTGTCCATTCGATACATACTCCACCTCCGGATTAACGGGGTGCTTTGTGCGTGTAGGGGGTCAGGCCCATCGGGCTGATTTAACAACGAGCCGTATCGATGATGATTCCCGTGAGCCTGAAATGAAAAAGGCCACGCAAATGCGCAGCCTTTGAATAGATCCGCTGGAAAAGAACAGCCTACGCGTTAACGTGGGCTTGAGGTGAAGTTGTGGTGCCGGGTGCCTCCCGGTAAGCCTTTGGTCAGCCACCATGACTCGCGCATTCGGTTTAGCAATAAAACAATACTGTTTACGCCCCTCCGCTCAGGGGGATTCACCACCCATAAAACTTAACATCTCAATAACGTCTCTTCAATGCCAAACGTCGCTATGACCTAATTTTTCGGCGTAAAGCATCCTTCTGTTCCGCTTCTTATTGCTTTGAGCCTCACTCCGTTGAAGGGGAAAGGAGTTCCTGCAAATGAATCCATCGCCTTCCTTGTTTTGATGATTTATTTGGGCAGATTACGAGCAAAAAAAACCCGCCAGAGAAGCGGGAAGAAAATTGGCAACCAAGGCTGTAACGAAAGGAAGGTGCACCTAATAGTCCGAGCTACCGATTTACCAGGAAGCATTCACTTTTGCCTTTACGTTCTATAAACATAGCAGGGCAACCGCAAAAGTAAACCCACTATGAAATATTCAATATGCTTAGTGACAGTGTGGTGCCGGGTGCCTCCCGGTGAGCATGCCCCAGTCGGCATGGCCCGCGCTGCATTTACAGGTTTCTGTAACTGACTGGTCGCCCCTCCGCATAGGGGGATTCACCACATCAATAATTTATGATCCAAACATTCGAAGCGTCAATGTCAGATGTATAACTGCCTGTGTTTGATAAACGCCAAGCCTTAACAGTAGAACCCAGCAAGGTGCACAGAGGGGGGTCTCCATACTACTAACTCTTCAACTCAGTATCTCAAACCAGTTGTTGAACGTTTTCATTGTATCTACTTCCAGGTAAGTAAGGACGCGGAAAGATAAGGGATAGGTCTCAGGCTCCAGCTAACCAGCCTAATCAGTAGGTTCTAGCCTAGGCCTGAAAAGCAAAAAACCCCGCCATTTGGCGAGGTTTGATGTTTAAGCTGTGTGTCTAAGTGACCACTCTTAACAGATTACGATAGTTTTTGCGTACGCGTTACTCATTTGTGTATAGTGTTTTTTCACAAGGATGATGTATTAGACATCCACATGATTTATACTGTACAAAAAAACAGTATCATGGGAGTGTTCAATGAACAAAATTGCAAGGTTTCTTTTAACAGCAAGTTCGATAGCTCCTGTAGGTATCACGCTGATATTTATAGGATATATGAAAAACAAGCCATGGCTTATTTGGTGGTCGTTAGGGATCTGTCTTGCTAGTTTTATATCAGTTATTTTTTTCCTACACTATGCAAATAAAAACCTCCCTTCTCTTTATAAGAATGTTGAGACCATATCTCCTGCAAATAAAGAGGTTACCAATTATTTCTTGAGTTATCTATTCCCTTTGTTAGGGACAGATTCAATCGCCGATAAATGGCAATATGCAGTATTTTTCTATATATCTCTTATCGTTTATATATGTTTCTCTGAGAACTATAATTTCAACCCTCTTATCTCCGCTTTAGGATTTAAATTTTATGAAGCAGAAGACGATACTGGCGTTGGATTTGTGTTGATATCCAAAGAAGTTATTACAAATTTAAAAAACAGAGATTTTGAAGTTATTCAACTTACAGACTACACATTTATGCATGTAACAAGGAAATAATATGAGCCTTTTTGCAATGATGAATAAAAACTCTGCTGTGAAAGTGTATCGTATTGATACCGACAGACAAACAGACATCAAAATCAAAAAAATATTTGATGACCAATTATCTCTTTTTGAAAGTCATCACAATACGGAACTTGTTTTCGAAGCCGGATATACCCCTAGCTATAATGAATGTAGTTATATAGATAACTTTGATGAAGGAAAAATACTTCTTGATGCAGTTCAGCGTAGCACCGCAATGCCTTTGTGGACAAAAAATGTTGGGCTTAATGATATAACAGCTTTTTTTATGGCTCCTGCGTATCCTCAGGTGAAAGACAAAATAGCAATCCAAACCTTTTCAAAAAAACAGATACTTAACGAGTCAAGATACTTATGGCTCAGTAAAAATTCATTTACGATGTCAGATCTTTTGGGTTTCAATCTAGACGATAAATTAGTTGCAATCCTTGAAGGAGATAAAATAAAGTTCAGGAACTTCAACAACCTGAGAAGCATATTTGATATGAGTTCTTATTTTGCTGAAGCAACAAAGCAAGAGATTTCTGACTTTGTAAACCAACCAGTTTTTAATATACCAGTGGGGTTTGATCTTCCAGCCCTTGCAGATAACGTCATAAGAAAAAAAGTCACATTAATAAACAAATCTAAAATATTGGTAAATCATACTGTAACCGAAATAAAAAACGCAGCGCTAACTTTGAACTTCCCTATAAAAACGACCGGCTCAGGAAGCTCCGAGAAAATAGAAATGCCAACAAATAAAAAAGAAATAAAAGAGTTACTTAACTTCTTGGATGAAGACTATTTCAACTCTGAAATAACTAAGCAAAGGTTTCGATCAAACTCAAAACGTAAAGCATAAAAAATGGCCGCCGATGCGGCCATTTAAACTATAGTATCATAGAAATGATACCATCAATGAACCCCATGGCCTTATGCAATTCTTTCCTGATGGTACCATCAGAGCATTTACGTTTCTTAGCGATGCTACGTAAGGAGATTCCGATAATAAAATGAGCAATAATTAACTCATACTCTTCTGGCTTATATTTCCGCAATCGCGCTACACAACCGTCAATCATGATACCTTCATCATCATCGCATTGCTGGCGTGTTTTCTTTCCATGAGGTAGCAAACCTTTAAACCCAGCAGCAATGGGTTGCCAGTCAACACCACTATTGTCAGAAGCCGCCCAAGCTCCCCAACGGTCCAATATTTCGTACATATCTCTCATTTTTAAAGCTCCTCAGGAAAGAACGCCGAGCGCGTATGCCCGGTCCAGCAATTTAATAATCAATACCGGCTGGGTGCCGTATTCACGCTCAAAAGCGGCAGGGTCATGGTGCAAAGCACGGTGGTGCTTGCGGCATAATGGGATCGTAAAAATATCGTGGGCCTTGGTGCCTACGCCGCCCTGCCCCCAGCCAATAAGGTGGTGTGCATCATCTGCAGGCTGCCCGCAGCACATACACGGCTGTTTTTTAACCCATGAGATAAAGTCAGCTGATAACCATCGGCTCCGCTTAGGTCTCGCGAATAGTGTCGCCGGTGCAACAGGATCGACGTTCACAGGAACCAGAGGTTTGCCCGGCGTAGTTATTGCCGTTGGCTTGATTGTTTTTTCGAGACGGGGAGAAAGAATACTGGTGGCCGGTACCGACGGAACAATCTCACTCTCCCTGTAAACCGATTTAATGTTATCGTCTTTAATACGCAGGGATCGGCGCGCCATTTCTTCTGTAATTTCATCGCCAATCCCGGCGACTACCGCCCACCAGCATAGCTCCGCCAGTGACAATGAGCGCTGAGCGTCCAGACCAAGAGCGATGCGGGCAGTGTCGATTACCCAGTCAGCGTTATTAACACCTACCAGTTGATCGAGGGTTTGTTCCGTTTGGTTTTTAAGCTCATTATCACAGTGCCAGCATGCGATTATTACACCCGTCGAATGGCGAAATGGGACAAGCTCATGGTGATGGTAATCGGAATGTGTCCACTGACAGTTTTTAACTTGCCTACGCAACCACGCCTCGAGGGCACTAACCCCACCAGCTGCAGTGATAACTGCCTTCTTCATGAAAAAAGGTCTGATCCCCATATCATCCCGCAACGGCTGCCGGGCATCAGGAAGACGTCCACTGGGTATCTTTTTCATACTTGCCGGCGGTATTTCAACAAGAACTCGGCCGGCACCGAATAACGGCATTAATTCACTACCCGGCTTAAGCAGCACAATCCCAAGATGGCGTGCAATATCCACGTTAAGCAAAGCTCGCATCAGTCCCTCCACATCTTCTGTATGTAGGTCCTGTCAATCCGTGGCGGCTTCTTCAATTCCGGCAACAGCACGCGGATCTCCCACGATTCAAAGTCTCTGGATAAGCTCTTCTCAACCACACAGTTATTTTTACGGTATCGCTCCACCAGCTCTGTAGCCTCAGCCTCTGAAAGTTGCTCGTGTAAAAACCAACTTTTCTTCATGGCTGATCACCGAACAGTCGTAAAAACTCAATCGCTCTTTCACGCGCGCCGGGTTCTTCAGCGATCATTTCCTGCAGCAGCTGCACGGCGAGCATAGGCTCCTTACGCCCGACGATGGAAATTCCTCTGGAGACACGGCGAGAGAGTTTTATAAAATTTTTTCTCTCTAACGCACGCAGATGCAACAGGACAGCATTAGACGAGCTAACGCCGAGCATATCGGCCAGCTCAGATAGCGTAGGTGGGTAGCCATGCTGATTGATGTAGGCCACCAGCAGATCGAAAACTTCCTGCTGGCGAAAAGTTAGTTTTGAAGACGAAAGCAAACCGGCGCTCGATGAAGGAGCACCAGTCTGATGGGATTTTGATACTTCGGGGGTTTGCGTCATGGTTTCTCTCCGCGACGCAGCAGGTATAGGTTGTTCAGGCCTATGACGGGAGTGTAACAGAACCAGGGGGAACCTGGTAACCAACTCCAGACTTAGCCTTTTCAATCATCTGTGAAAAAAGAGAGAGAGTCCCCACGATCTCATCCGGCTGCAAAGGCATAAACGAAACAGTGTCGCCGCGCCGGTACATCAAAGCGCGCTCACATACAGGAAAGGATGTCAGACGGGCAACGATCACCCCATCGTCGCATCTGATAATTGCATAGCCGGTGTTCGGCATTTCTTGTTTTTTACTCACAGCAAAATCCTCAAAATAAACCAGGCAAGCCACTGGACCTTAACTTAACAGAACCAGTCATCAGCGCTTTCCCAGGTGTCTTGCAGGATTTCCTCTACACGTTTTTTATCTCCGTCCATTCCACCAAGCACGGTCAACCCATCAGAGCTGGCCCGACGAATCACAAGACTGCAGTTATTAAAGTTTTGATCCAATCGCCGCAGTAGCTCCTTCTCCAGAGCAGGCACAGCGCCATCCGGCAATTTTTTTTGGCGATCAATTGTGATTTCCACTTTCATAACTAGCTCCTCACGCAAGTACTGTATAAATAAACAGTATACTTGTTAGGTAAAATGTTCAAGTGTTTAATGCCACTTTTCGCTAACCCATGCTCATGTTTAGATTGATCTTTTCTCCACAAAGGACGAAATCCGCTATCACAGGGATACAATCATTTTTGTGGTGATCAACACCTTTGATAAGAAACGTTGCTACCTCTGGCGTTCCAGATTCCGCTCTTGGCACAGAGCGGACAATCTGAATGGGATGAAGGTCTGCTTCGAGAAAGGAGCGGTCGATTTTTCATGCCCCTTCGCAGCAGATAATTGCCATTTGCTTCAGCTTACTTCTGACGTAGTTGTTACGAATGTAACGTAATGAGAATGTGAAGTATCCCTGTGCTACATGAGTCCAAAAAAAGTTTCAATGTAAACAGTTAGAAACTTATAGCCACGTATAATCTGATGTGTAAGGACTTATTCAGGGCTCAAAAACGCATTCAGGCCCTCCACAAGCTGCAACCCTGAGTAGCGGCCAAACCCCTGCAATACAGAAGCCATTACACCTGAATTGGCTTCGGAAAATAAATAGCAACCTCGTTCGGAGGTCTTCCACTATAGAGTGAAATCCCAGAAGCATCCAAGAAAAGTAATATTGATAACCGCATTGCGCCAATACCCATAACAACATAATGATTCCACAACAACAATCCAAACACCTTAATAATATGAAACCACTTCTCTATGCCTATCAGAGAAAGTTATCTTAAAACTTCACGCTTGACTAGGTTTGAGTTAAGCATTTAAGCAAGAATAGACCTATTACAACAATATACAGCCTCCGAAAGAAAGGATTTCCTTGATATGGGAGAGCGTGATAAGGGGGTCAGCACAAATGTGATTGATGGTAGAAAATCCAGGTCGAATATAAATGCAATGATAAAAGTTGATAATCTCAGCACTTGAATTATGTTATAGTTAATTTAAGTACTGAGTTCCCGAAATCATAACGATAAATAAAAAGCTGACAAAATTGTCATCCAAGAGACATCAAATAACTATTTTATCCTTTATACTCTCCCAACTTTCTTCATTTATATTATATTGCTCTGATTTTAAAGTGTCCGATAAGCTTGAAACCAAAGCAGTTACCCTACCAGGCTCGTAATCTGCCCACTCCTTGACTTTATGTAAAACAGCATGAAAAACGTCCTCTTTCAAGCGGTGGCCAAACTGGATTCCTAAATTATTTGGAAATAAATTTCCGTATGTCTTTCGAACTTGTTCAGCAGAAGGTGAGAGTGAAAGAAAATTCAGGAGAAACTCTGGTCGCATTATGTACTTAGATGAATTTTTACGTACAAGTTCTGATGTATGCTTCTGAATTCTTGTCTGGTTTGTCAACCACCAGGTTCCATATCCGAATGGACTTCCATTATTTGATTCATTATTTTTAAGTCTTAATCCATATATGCCATGAACAAGAAGTGCACTATTCTGTGCTAAAACATCATGTTTCTTTTCTTCATTTTCGAGCAATGTTTCAGCGAGTTCCTTAACTTCACTTGTCTTAGAGAAAGATGCCAACTCTTCATTTTCAATGAACTTCAAATTATACTCTGAAATTAGGTATCTCTTTAATTCCTCTCGACCTAAATTATTACTAATCGCGTCGTAACTTACAAATTGGTTTATGAAGCCTTCCCAAGATCGAATGAGACCTGCTTCCTTAGCATAAAAATAAGCTCTTATGAGAATCTTGGAACTGTTTCTGGCTATTTCCTTATTAATATGCGGTTCAATACTTCTAAAGTGGTTATTAAATTCATAGTTAGTATTTCTTATATGTGTATAAACCTCCTCTAAAACAGCTGTAGCCATCCTCAACTTCACGCCACTTATGGCAGCCGACTGTAATAGATTTTTGCACTGTTGATCCTCTTTACTCAAATATCTCTCTGATAAAGCCTTTACTATAATATCTGAACCTAAAAATAGCGTAAACTTACTGCACATTGAGCTAAAGTAATCTACAATTCTTGGGTCAGCCTTCAAGGTGAATAGTAAAACAAACGTTTTAGACAATTGTAATAAGTATTGTCTTTGGATCTCAGTGCTATGATAAAAGACAGAATTCAGTATTTTTTCAATGTAATTCCTGTAATCAGGAATATCATTAGGTTTAATACTTGATGAGTTTAAAATATCCTCAATACAGTCACTAATCACAAGCTCCTTCTCATTTATCGAACCGTCAGAATCAGAAATAAAGGAGGCCAACATCAATCCTTGCCTTTCGAAAACACGTTGAATAATGTTTTTTGTTAAGTCAGCTATGATCTGGCAGCGCTTATGCCCTAATGAAAACATAGTGCTACACTGATCTTGTATCTCTCTAAGAAAATTTAATGCCAATAATTCATCTGCTGAATTTTCGAGTTTGATAGACTCTCTTGTTTGAAACGGCAAACAATACTTTTTGTCATTCTTATACCATCTAATCTCTCTATTTGCTACACTTTTTGATTTCAGTGCATCAAGTCGAGATGACAGATTTCCATTCAAAAAATAACTGGACCACGGAAACTTCTCAATTATACCATCTCTTATTTCATCCTTAGTCATAAATATACCCTTATCAGGGTCGGTATTACGTAGAGCCCATAATATTAAAGTATCCGTGATTGAATGGATAAGCTTAATATTACCCTTCCTGTTTGATATTTCATGTTGGAGGAAAACAAAAATAGATGGATCTTTTACGAAATCAGACACCCCCAAACTAGTCGAGGCACCTACTCTAGATAAATACTCCGTTTTACTTGCCAAGTGCTGATAATATGAGGATTTTGTCGCTTGATTATCGTTAATATGGAAATAAAGGTACTTAGCATCTCTTATCCTAACAAGAACACCCAACTCTTCAGATAAAATATCTTCCTCTTTATCTAAATGAGGAATAGTCTTAGATGTAACGTAGTAAATCACTCTAGGGTTCCTACTAAACTCCCTCAATCTCTTAACAGTTTGTTTTATTTTTGCTTTGTAATCTGCTTGAATTGTCATTTGATAGAATATATTGGTTGATTCAGTTTGATACATTTCCTTGTCTAGAGCACCATCAGCCCCTCCATCATGAACCCCGCCCATAGGGATAAAACTCCTCCCATCTAATACTGCCATAAATGCGCAAGCAAAATTTTCAAATTCGAAACCAGAGACTTTACTAAGAGCAACTTCAAAAAGGTCATTGCTTACATAATTATCCATTTTGTCTCCTTGATGTTTTTTTTCAAATTGCTTTCATGAATTGAATTAAGTTTCTTTGGATAGAATAACTCAAAAAATGATCAAAAAAAACAAGTCTCATAAAAAATATTTTGTATTAAAATATCTAGACCGATTGTTAACCTAAGGCTGCACTTATTTATATAAACCCATGATGTAGGTAACAAAACCTCCTCACCACACTTACCCATTATTAAACAGCATGATATCATTAAGGTCCGCTATTGGCACTCAGCGGACACCTCAGCTTTGCCTCACCCCGGAATCATTAAACTTAGCTTTGACATCCCGTACCAGCTGCTGTTGATTCCATTTTAAGCATAATCAGCACCTCGCCGCATTGCGCAGGCAGCGGTTACGCATTTTGGCAAGCAACCAGAGTTCGTTTGCTGTTGTAGCCATCCCAAGCGTCGATGTGTAAACAGTCGCAGCCCGGCGCCACAGCTTTTTGTCTTCCAGTATCTTCGCCAGGGCCAGTGCGTCCTGGATTTTTTTCACATCCTCTTCAGATAATTGTGTTGCAGCCTGCGGCAGGGAAACATCGGGAACCTCAACGCCTGCAACAATTCGGTAGACATACTGGCAACCGTTATGGGTACGATGGAGTTTTCCCGCGGCATGGAGCTGCCGCAGCAAGTTACCTGCTGTACTGGCTTGCAAGTCGAGCGCATCGCAAACATCCTGCAGGACGCATTCTGGCGTCCGGCTAACGATGGCAAGCACCATCTGTGCTTTGGTTACTTTGGTTTTTGATTGTTTGGCCATGGTCAAAACTCGTTTACTTGGTTAAACCTGCCGCCTTGCAGCGTTTGTACTCTTCCATCAGAATCTGTGCTGGCGTCGGTCCCGCTGGATGTCTCGGTGCTGCCAACTGCTGACGAATTGGCGGAATCGAAAACCCGTTAGCCAGGTGTTTGGTCCATTTCGTGAGTAAGTTTTCTGCCAGTTTTTTCAGCTCTCCCTCAGTCAGGTTCCTCTCAACTCCGGTTCTGCGCATCTCAATGCAAATGTGATACAGAACATCCTGTTTCCATGGGTATTTGTCGCTGCCCGAGTATCGGTAAGACTCATTCCTCCAGCGCTTGTATTCCGCCATTACAGATTCGGATGTCAGATTGAACGGGTTAGCACCGCTGGCAGATACCAGAGCAACGAATTCAGCTAGATCCGGTGGCCATGTGTTACCCGCGGCGCAGCGCTCCATGCACTGACTGCAGACCAGAGTAATCTGGGCTTCACTCATCGATCCAATCTGGGCAATCCACATATCCGAGGGCGCCGCCCCGTTCTTCTGGGTCCACCGGTTCGAAAATATTTCCCCCATGACTGTCCATAGCCGCCATGCCGTATCCGCCGCCAGCAAGTCCGTTTTGCTTTTCCCAGCGTTTTCTGGCTGCCTGAATTTCCTGAACTGCCCGCGATGCGGTGTTAACTGGTTGAATTCCTGCATGGTCTTTACCTCCGGTTGCTGGTTGTGGTTTAGATTTGGCTCTGGCACTTATCACGCTGCGGGCAAATTTCTGCTCCCACTGAATCTGAGTGAACACTTTCCCCTCGGATTTCCAGTACGCGGTGAACTCTGCCAGCTCTGTCGGCAGGTATGCCGGTTCGGGAAGCGCTATACCCCAGGTAGCAGCCAGTCGCGGCCAGTCCTGTGACGGCAGCCAAAGGTCGTGCATGGCAAATTTCCCGATCGGAATATCCACTCCAGGCAGATACTGAGGTTGCTGGGGAAAATTTCTCTCCTGCGCATAGAGAGTGGGGTTTGATCCTTTTCCCTTCCCTTCCCTTCCTTTTCCGTCAGTGAGTCCTCCATGAGGATTCACTGAGTCCTCACTGAGCCCTCCTTGATTAGGAGCTCTCTTTTCTTCCTTTCCTGCCTTAGACTCAGTGAATTCTGGCGGAAGAGGTATTTTTGAGGCCGAAGGCCTGTTTATTTTTTGATGCTTAAGGAAACCTTTAATCTGCAAATAGCAGACATCATTCACTGAATACTCAGTGAGTAATCCATGAGTAATCAGTTCCTGTATTAGTGGTTCGCAATCGAGCGCGTCCGCAGGGAAGATTTGCATCTTCAACCGTTTTGGCGAACGCTCAAGGCATCCCATATCGTTGGCGAAGTTGAACAACCCGATAAACAGGAGACGCGCTGGAATTGAACATTCCACCACCTTCTCATCTGTCCAGAATTCAGGTTTAACTGTTCTGATGCGGGCCATCTGAAACCTCTTATTAACCAGCTGGTGCTGGTGGTCATTGTCAAAACTCGATTAGAAAAACTGCGGCGCTACGGCGCTGATGCTCGCCAGTAGTGGTCCCGCCGCATCTGCAGGGAGCATGTTAAAAAGTGCAATTGCAGCTTCCCGTATTTCACGCTCTAGTTTCTGCAGAGGTGCGCCAAGTAACTTGGCCTGGTGTGCTTCGCTACACTCTTTGATTGCATTGGCCACCAGCTCGGTTTCAGTTAAGCCACGTTTTAGGCCATGTTTGCGCGCAATCTCAATAGGCATTGCATCAACGATCGCTGTCGAAAGCTGTATGACATAGCGGGTGTATTTCTCCGAGCCGCCCTCGTTTTTCAGGTAGCGGTACAGATTCTGTTTGTTAACGCTTATTCCGCGACCGTTTTGTTTTTCCCACTGTTCGGCCACCAGCTGCGCGACAAGCTCCTGAGCTCGCCCAGGTAAAGTGGACTCCCACTCCCGAACCGCGGTGTATATCGTTCTGCACTTCAAGCGGTCACGACGCTGCGGTGAATACTGATTTTGAGTTTTCAGCGATCCAGGCAGATTCTGGTTATGATGTTGATAAGTGACTGACTGCATGGTTAACCCCGGCCTAATGGAGGAAAAACAGAATCAATGGTGCAAGTCCGACCTAATTCATTCAGTTTCTCAACAATAAGCCTGCACTCAGTCAATCCCGGGTTACGTGTTCCGTTTTCATAATTCGATATACGGGACTGGCGCCAGCCAAACAAGCTAGCGAGTTGCGCCTGAGTTAATCCAAGGGCTTGTCGTTCTTTGGCGATGTTGTTCATTCTATCCTCACGTCTGATGTTTAATTAAGTTAAACACATAACGTGTTTAGTAGTCAAGACGAAACGTGCTTTGATGAATAACACGTAGCGTGGTAAAAATATCTGATGAACATAAACATGACTATTGCTTCCAGACTGAAAGAGACACGCGAGAAGAAAGGCATGTCTCAAGCCAAACTCGCGGAATTATGCGGGTGGGTACAGTCACGTATCGGAAATTATGAGGCTGGGCGTCGGAACATAGGCGTTGATGATGCTATAACCATCTCGAAAGCCTTAGGCATCAGCCCGTCAGAGCTCATTTTTGGTGAGGATAACGCTGAGTCTTGGCTCACTCCTAAGCACAGAAAATTGATTTCACTTTTTGACCAGCTTCCAGAGTCTGAACAAGAGCGGATGATTGATACCTTTCAACTACGACTTAAAGAAATCGATGAGTATGTCGAGAAATATCTGAGAGGCCGTTTTAAAAAAGCAGACGAATAACCTCTATACGTTTAGCGAATGCATAAACCAGCACTATGTGCTGGTTTTTTTTTGTAATTTTTTTCCCTCACTTTGAACTCATCACAACCCCCCCTCCAACTTTCAACACACACCGTGTTGACAATCAAACACAAAATAGGTTTTACTATAAACACGAAATGCAATGAGTCATCGAGGCAGGAAGCCCACGAAGTAGCTGCCGGCGGCATACGAAACACCGGATGAGATGACGACAAGAAGAATTCGCAGCAGGTTATAACGTTCCGCCGGCCGGCGTTACAGGCATGAGATAGGGCATCACTATGAGAATAGATATATCCAAGATAGGGAAAATTTACTTTTTACTCGTCTCCCCAATCAAACTCTCTGTCGCGCAGGATTTGGAGGCCCGATTCGGAGACCGCGTAATCATTGCAGCTTTTGGTACTGATATCACGTCCATGGGCCTGGCACCAGGTGATGAAATCGTAAGTGCTGGCTACCACCTTCACAGCCTGGATACCGCTGTTTTCGTAGCGCTCCACCATGCTATCGGTGCGGATACGCCAGTCGTGGTAGTCAAAGGGAAGGACGTAAGCATCTGAAAGGATTTTTTGGAATTCTTCGTAGTGAGCGGGATTTTCGTACCAGAAGACAGGTATAGGGCTACGAGACATTTTGCTCTCTTTTATTTGGCTGTGTGAGAGCGCCAAGAATACCACCGAGCCTGAAGTGGTGAAAAGACAGGCATGACGACTATCAGGCTTTTCAATGCGGTGAATGCGGCTATGCGCACGCGACACAGTTAAAAAAGTAAACATGGCGTTTATTCACACGTTGTGGGGAATAAGTTGTCGGCGGTAGTTGTTAACTGGCTGCCGTCACCGGGAGGCACCCGGCGCCGCATTGCAAAACCACATCCTAATACTGAGTTAACTGGAGATAACTATGAAGGATTTTGCCCGAGTACCTACCGGGAACCAGGCGACCCGCCTGAACTGGTTCGAGGTGAGACTACGCCAGCTGTGTTACTTGCTGGCGCAGAAAGGAAACCCTGAGGCTGAAGCATGAATACCCTGTTTGCCCTTGTCATCAGCGTGTGTGCTATCACTGGTGAATGCTCTGATGTTCTGATCGGTGTTTATCCATCAGAGGCCAGTTGCAACAGCAACGCCGATGAACAAAAAGTACAGGGCCAGTGCCTCCCCTACCGAAATGCACAAAACATGGCTGACGACCAACAGCCTGCAGTGAGTTTTTGAATCGAGTTTTGACCAATGGCCGTTACGGCCGGAGAAGTGATTATGGAATTTGGAATGAAACGCGTTCTGGCATCTGTCCAGGCCGCCGCCACCTTGAATAAGCTCTATGACGGCTCGCCCGTTTCACTGACGGCCATCAGTAAAGAGTCAAAGCTGTCTACTTCATACCTTGAGCAGATCTTCAAAAAGCTGCGGGCGGGTAACCTGGTAATTTCACAGCGTGGCCCGGGTGGTGGTTATAGCCCCCGCGGCGATGACATCACCGTTACAGAAGTGATCACTGCGGTATCTAAACTGCCAGCCCATAAAACTTTTGAGCCTATCCTGCGAGCGCTTGACGACGTTCGCGTATCACAGCTGCTGCGGGGCGATTCGCCAGCCCCATAAAGCACAAAACCCGCGCAAGGCGGGTTAAGTACCCGGTCAGCCGACCAAAGCTTTCCGGAATCGAGTTTTGACCAATGACCACCACCAGGGCGGCTGCCATCAGCTGCCGGGTATCTTACAATCCAAAGGAGCCCAAAAGCAATGAACAACTACCCGTATCTCATTAAAGCTAAGGCAAAAGCAAACGAAGCGAAAAGCCTCTTCTGCTGGTTCTCTGCTAAATCCGATTCTCGCGCCGAGCGCAAAATCCTGGACATCCTGGAAGACGCTGAAATTAACGTTGGCCGCGGCGCCAGCCATCAGCTGCCGATCCGCACCAACTGGCTCATCGTTGATGACTTACCGGAAGAAGGTGTACTGGATGACACCTGGTGCGATCGCTACGAGCTTGGTGGTGAAGACGGGCTGACATGGCAAAAAATCGTTGTGCCGGCGGCTGCTGAACCACAGCCCTCCAGTAAACCAGAAAACGATATCTCTCCTGCAAATAGTGATGAAGAAGACTATTCGAACAATGAAGAAGCACTCTTCAACCTGGCGGAAATGTCATTCCGCACGCAGCTGCTTGCCCAGTATATGGCCGACGAGCGTCACGTGTATCACATTAGCATTCCTCATCGTAACCGCCTTTCAGCGATGGAAATGGATACGGATAATCACGGTGTGCAGAATCTGCTGCTGACGGCAGAAAATATTCCGGAGCTTAAAAAATATGATATGCCTGGCCTGTGGAAATTTACCAGTGCATTTAAGAGCGTATTTCCTGTGGGGAAACGCCATGAGCTCGGCAAGCAAATTCAGTTCGCCAAATTGTGGCTTGAAACGTCACACATTGACCGCGGGATCCTTACAAGGGAATGGGCTGCTGGAAACTATATCATCTCAATAAACAAAACCGATACCGGCGCCAATGCTGGTGGCGGTAACAAAACTGACCGCAATCCGGATTATCAGCATTCGCTGGATACTCTGGATATAGAGATCGCCCTTGCGACGATGCCTATGGATTTTGATATCTATAATTTTCCGGCATCAGTCCACCGCCGCGCGAAGGAAATAGTACAGAAGAAAGAAAGTCCATTTAAAGAATGGTCTGCAGCATTACGGAGCACACCAGGCATCCTTGATTATTCCCGTGCAGCGATTTTTGCACTGATCAGGGAAGCATCCAGTGGAATAACTCCTTTTCCAGATCGGTTGCGAGGCTACATCAACGCGAATCTGACTGAACATAAGCATGATACCCCGAGCGCTGAAACGCTTGCTAAGGCGGGACATATTCCATCTGCTGCAGTCACTCTGGATGCAATAAACCAAGCAATCGCCGGAGAGGATAACAGCGCAAAACTGGAAACACTCTCCTCCGACTTTAAAGCAGTTGGTACCGAACTGGTAAAAGAGGCTCAAAAGCAACGTCCAGACGCTAATCAGGTTCTGGCCGCCGAGTGCGGCGAATATGTTGAAGGGATTAGCGACCCTACTGATCCGAAGTGGACAACCGAAGACCTTACCATGACTAGGAAGCCTGAAGTTTCAAAAATTGGGGACGGAGTATTTTCCATTGAAGGTCTTGTTGACGTTACGGGCAAGGTTAACCAAAAAGAAAAAACAGATGAAGTTATTCATCAAACGGATGCTGTAGATATTAAACCCGGTCATCATAATAAGGAGGAAGATCAGCCAATTGATTATGTTCACGTTATGGTTGATCTGGAAACCATGGGTAAAAAACATAACGCCCCTATCGTCGCTATTGGTGCGGTTGTTTTCGACCCGGCAACCGGCTCTATTGGAGAAAGTTTCTATAAAGTCGTATGCCTTGAATCCTCTGTGAACTGGGGCGCCGTAATCGATCCATCTACTGTTATCTGGTGGCTGAAGCAGTCCTCCGAAGCACGCTCTGCGATCGTAAATGATGATGCTATCCCGTTGCAGGATGCATTACTCCAGTTCAGAGAATTTGTTTCTGATAATGTCACTGGTGGGAGCAAAAAGGCGCAGGTATGGGGTAACGGTGCGTCATTCGACAACTCTATTCTGCGTTCTTCTTACGATTGCATTGCTGAAGATTATCCGTGGGAATACTGGAACGATCGGGACGTACGAACAATGGTAGAGCTCGGCCAGGCCATTAGCTTCGACCCCAAAACAACGATCCCGTTTGAAGGGTCTCGTCACAATGCCCTCGCTGATGCTATTCATCAGGCCCGCTATGTATCAGCGATCTGGCAGCGAATAATTGCCGGCAATCAGGTACTGCAAAAATTGATGCAAAACTGATTTTTTATTTTCAGATACTGGCCCAGCAATGGGCCATAATGAGGTAAAACATATGCTCCAGATGTTAACCCTTGAAGAGTGGGCAAACGAGAAATACAGAAGCAATCCTCCAAGTGTTTCCACTCTCAGGAATTATGCTAAACAGAATATGTTTTCTCCCCCAGCCAAAAAAGAAGGTCGATTCTGGCGCGTCAGGGAGGATGCTGAGTTGGTCGGTACATTGACCACTCCTGTAGTAAAGAAAAGCGACCCTGTTCTTTTGCAGAGGATTCTGAACGATGGCTGCCAGACCACGTAAAAATAATATATCTATTCCAAATTTATACCCGCTCTTCAGCAGGAAGGTTAATAAAGTATACTGGCGTTATAAGCACCCGATAACCGGTAAGTTTCATAGTCTAGGAACAGATGAAGCAGAGGCCACGGCAATAGCTATTGAAGCAAATAAAAGACTGGCGGAACAACAAACCCGCCAGATAATGGCAATCACTGACAGAATTTCCACCAGCTCAGGAAAATCAATATCAACTAACACTTGGCTTGAACGTTACTGGAAGATTCAGCAGGAAAGATTAAAGTCCGGAGATATTAAAGAAAACACTATCAAACAAAAAGCAAAACCAGTATCTCTGCTTAAGGAACGAGTAGGAATGAAATTAATATCCGCTGTCAATGTTCGAGATGTTGCGCAAATTCTTGATGAATATTTAGCGGAGGGACAACCCAGAATGGCTCAGGTCATTCGCTCTGTCCTAATAGATGTTTTTAAAGAAGCTCAGCATGCGGGAGAAGTACCTCCTGGTTATAACCCTGCACTAGCAACTAAACAACCTCGTAGAAAGATCACTCGCCAGCGCCTCACTCTTGAGGAATGGCAAAAGATTTTTGATATAGCCGATGAAAATCACAAATACATGGGGAACGCCATGCTTTTAGCCATAGTAACAGGACAGCGACTAGGTGATATATCCCGTATGAAATTCTCGGACATCTGGGACGATCATCTACACGTTGAGCAAGAGAAAACCGGAAGCAAAATCGCTATACCATTAGCTCTGCGTTGCAACGCAATCAACTGGAGCCTCCGAGATGTAATCAGTCGTTGCCGGGATTATGCAGTAAGCCCTTATTTGGTCCATTTCTTTAGAACCACCTCACAGGCTGAGCGAGGAGCACAGGTGAAACCCAGAACACTGACCATGAATTTCAGCAAGGCAAGAGACAGTGCAGATATTGACTGGGGACAAGGTACACCGGCAACTTTCCATGAACAAAGATCGCTTTCCGAGCGGTTATATAAAGCCCAGGGCATAAACACGAAAGATTTACTTGGACATAAAACTCAACAACAAACGGATAGGTACCATGATGATCGAGGGAAGGGGTGGACAACTGTGGCCTTATGA